TGTTTCCTCATCGCCTCCCGTAAATTCGATTTTTGCACGGTTTACCCTCAACACCCCCCTCTCAACATCAATCTCAAACCCGTAGTAAGTGCCTCCGAGGGATTCTGTGATGGTTGCTCCCTGTGTGTATGGTTCATAGGCGGTGGCGGTCTGCCACGATACGGTATAGACTGTCGGGGTTCCTGAATAACAAGCAAGTCCCGAAATCTCCGAAGGCGTGATAGTGGTATTATCGCTTTTTCTCCACGCAATTCTTACCAATCTATCGGTTATTATCGTGAAAGTAGTTCCGTATGCTAACCAATTTACCTTTGATTCGTCCGCTAAAAATGTTCCGTCCGTGTCGTAAACATATAGCACATATTCATAATGTTGCTTATTGATTATATTATATGTACCATTTCCAACAGGGATATAGTTTTCGGTTCGGATTCTAGTCGTAGACGGAAAATCATTACCCGTCGAAGTGTTAAAAGACCCTTGCTGAATATCCGCATTTGTAAGATAATTCTTTCCTGCAAGTGTAATCTGCGCTCCCGTCCACCCCTCAATCGGTCGGATGTTCTGAGGCGATGGATCGCCACTACCGCTCTGCTTCGGGGAGTACGACAACAGCGTGGAAATGGCGTTCTGTGATAATGGACTGTTGACTGCAATAGGATTTCCTTCAACTGTGATAGGTACAAGGGAAGAATCATCTAGCCATTCACTGGTACTTCCATCATGTTCAATCTCACTCTTTACATTAACGGTAACAGGTGAATATGCTTTTCCTTCTTCCGCAGTATATATACCATTTTCCGTTACAGACAATGGTTCTACTTCAATACTCGGCTCAGAATTTACTAATTCATTGATTGCTCCGACAATCGTTTTTGCAGTAGTTGTTAAATCATCATAAGTCATAGTACCCATTGCAGTCTCCGCAATCTGACCTACGGAGATTTTCTTGGATTCATAAGAAGAATCAACCAATGTGGAAACTTCCATAAGATCAGTAGAATCTGCGGAAGTCTTTTCTGGTAATTGTGAGATTTTATAAGTTTCCTGTCCCATAATGTGCTACCTCACCTAGATGCCAATTCATTTAATGCACCGATAATCGTTTTATTTGTAGTCTGTAGATCATCAAATTCCATATTTACAAAACAATTAGATAAAGTTTCGATAGATATTTTCTTTGAATCAAAAGAAGTACCGGATTCTGAGGATACTTCTACAAATTCTGAACCGTCTAATGCTCTTGCGGAATCTAATTCTGATATTTTATAGTATTCTGCATTTAATATCATCTGAAATCACCCCATAAAATGAAAAAGACTGCAAGGATAAAATTCCTTACAGTCTTATAAAAGGTTAGTAGTTTGTGTAATTATACTATCTTCTCAACAAATTCATTCAGATCTGATGTTTATGGTCTGATTAAGAAAATTCTGCTTTTTCAATAATATGTGCATAACAAAAATCAAATTTCATCCAGTGAAATTTATTCTTCTGTATCTCCCCAAACTTCATCAAGTGCTTCACCAATCGCCTGTCCGAGCCAATAGCAACGGAGAGAAACATCAAACCAGTCCCACTCACCGTTAGCAAGGTGCTCTCCGAGGTCTTTCGCTTCAATGTCCCAGTCAGAAATCATATCTTCAAGCCCGTCAAAACCGGAATCAAGAACATACTTCTTTGCTTCTTCTGTACTGCTAGTGTAAGATCCACTGCCATTTCCTGTTACAGAATCCTCTACCCAAAGATCATCATTAAGCTGCTGTTCAAGATCATCACGATCATCATACTCTGAAAGATCAACCTCATCATTGATGTACTGAAGAACATCAGCTTTTACTGCTTCAAGATAATTATAACTCATAATAAAATCCTCCTGTTTAATTTACACGATAAACGTGATAATCTGATTCATCATCTTCCCAATCCTCTCCGTCATAGGAAGCAATTCTACTACCGAAACCATAAATATCGACAGTCCACTTAGCGATTCCATTGTAATCAATTTCAACTTCACCTTCATCGATAAGTCTTTTGATAAACTCTTTTCCGAAATTATCATTTGCCCACTCTAAAGGGTCATCATACTCAGCGAGAATCTTTTCAACCGCCTGTTCAACATACAATTCACGGTTATAGTCGTAAGATTCCAACCAAGTTTCTACATCTGCACCATTCCCAACGGCCTCATAGAGTTCTTCCTGACAACGAGTTTCAAAACGATCATCAGAAGCACTTTCGCTTTCAATGTCATCATAATATGATGAATAATCTTCACGCATGAAATCCCAACCATTGTTCCAAGAAATGAAGTTATCAATTACATAATCAACATAATCCTTACCGAACAAATCATAGATTCCAATGTCATCAATAAGCTGCTCAGTATCTTCTGCAAGATAGTCATAGCTTTCTTTCTCTGTCATAACCACAAATGTTCCAACAGGGGTGTCAAACTCATCAGTAGAACCATAGGTATCAACCTTGATATCATCAGCGGTATAGTTTTCATCGTTCTCATAGTTAATTCTGCTCAAAACTGCCTGAATACGTGCATCTAAATCTCTCATAATATTGTACCTCGTTTTTTTGGAATTTCTCCAACTAAGTATATTTAAGGTTTTATTGTAAAACCATTACCATGAACAATTAACTGATATTTCTGCATCACCTACCTTTCTACAATTTAACAGGATATTCTGAACCATTCCTTAAATCTTTCGCTTGTTTTTTCAGTATATTTTGATTTTGACCAACAACAGGACTTTCTACACCGTTTTTCTTATCCACAGCAAGTCCTATATTCATTGATTTAGGAAAGCCGCTACCATACAGCCACATGATTGTATTTCTGATTTCAAATCCTGCATCTTCAATCGCACACGCAATTCTATGGAAGGTACGACTACTTCCGAATACTAGCATATAACCGCCTGGCTTTAGAACTTCGTAGCATTTCTTCCAGGTATCTGGTTGAAATGCAATACCAGATCGGTCTCATGACTTTCCCATAAAACCAAGTTCATAAGGTGGATCAGTCACGATCGCATCTATGGAACATGGTTCAATATCATGCAACAGATTCATCATATTGTCATTGTATAATATATAATTATCATCTTTGCTATATCTCAACTCTCCAAAATATCTAAATCTTTAAATACTTTCGCAATCTTCGGAAACTGAATTGCTATCCAATCTACAAGTTCTTCATTGGTAGCATAATCACAATTTGTATTCAATCCACTTTCCAAGAAAAATGCGTGAATAATTTCATGACGGAAAACCTTGTTAGCCCAAATATTCAAATTCTCGGCAGACAAACCATCATTCAATGATTCCATATCTGCATCGAGAATGATTTTCTTTGAATATGGCTCAGTGTAGCCATAAGCATCATTTAACTTCAGATTTTCAGATTTCGACTGCTTGATTACTTCATAGTCCTGACCAAGTATGTTTATTTTCATAACAACATTACACCTCATTTATAACTACATTCCAACTACCATTACTACACCATTTAAGATTACTGTAATGATTATTCAGCCAATTACCATCAATATGTCTCACACAGGTATTTTTATCAGATTTTCCATCCACAAAAGCATCTGCAACCAACCTATGAACTTGAAAAAGTTTACTACCTCTGTTATTATACAATCGAACTGCCAAATATCCGCGTATATCATTCCGTATCGGATTTAATTTGTATCCACGTAATATGTTATAAACATCACCATATTCAGACACAGCATAATTTGGAAAATTCGGAATTTCTGATATTCTAACAACAGATTTCAATTTCTCAAGTGAATTTAAATCAACAGGATCAACAACACCGCCCTTAACAGGTGACCATGCTAGGTTCTTTACAGAATCATCAGAAGTTTTATCATCAATATGTATGACAAATTCATATTTGTTCGGATTTGGGATAAAATGGAAGGCGACAAGTCTGCTTACTTGAAAATTCCTACCATAATGCTCATAATCATACAGTGTCACAATATTCAATCCGTTAATCTTGAATGGTTTTACAAACCGCTGTTTTTCCTCATTGTAAACAAGTCCGATATCACTTATCTTGTAAGTTGGGTAGTCTACTATATACTGTCATTCCATCAAATCACCTACTTTTAAACATACTAAAAATCCAAATGAAATTGAGTATCAGTTAGTTACCTTGTAAATTTACAAGTCCGTATTTTACACAAAACTCTTCTAATTCCTCGACGGTGTTAATCTTAGAAAGTTCAGACTTGTACTGATCATAAAAATCTAAATCTTCCAACATTTCTTGAAATGTTATTTGTCCTGTAAAATAGTATTCCAAGGTTGCATCCTGCATCTGTTCATCCCACACTGCACAAAACAGAACAAGGTATTTTCTGAAAAATTCCTTCATTGATTCAATATCTTTGTTCTTTACTTTTTTATCTTCGTTTCCCGGTGTAAATGACCAATCATCACACAGTTTCAATGTACCTGTCATGCTGTATTTCAATTTTTCAGGATTGAAAGATGGTTTTACACGAATACCATGAGTAACACCTTCACCAGAAGAAAAGTAAAAAGAGAACGGCAAAGCACGTGGGTTTACAACATACCTACCACGTACATTTGACATAGCAAATATATCACTATCATTGTGAATTATATATCTTTTCATACAATCACCTCCCCAAGAATATAGTCCTAGACAATCACTCATCTACATATTCAAAATCATATCCAAGTCGTTCCACAAGTTCCTTATGTGTAATCTTCGGAAGTGGTGCAGGTAAAACTTTCCAATCAGTTACGCAACTCCGTAAAACTTCAACTTCTCGATCACTGAAAGACTCTGCAAACACATGGTCATAATTATCGATCATTTCAAAAAGTGTTTCCCTTACATAATTGCACACTTCTATATCTGACATATTCATGAACTTTTCAGTATCCTTCTCATACCCATCATTAATAGGTTCACTTCTTACAACGATTTTAAGTCTTGTTCTTTTACCAGATTCATACTCATTATAAAATTCAAAGCAGTTCCAATATTCACCATGGATTCCTTTCCCTTCCCAATATCCATCCGATAGCTGTGTTGACAGCCAATTCAAAAGTTCCTTTACATTTTTTGCAAAATCGCACTCTATAAGTATTTCCTTACCAATAAATTTCTTTATATTTTTCATATATGTACCTCCTATATTATATAGAATCTTGGTCAACTTATGGAACTGCCACGGCAACAAGTTCTACACTTTCTGGAATAGACCATGCAATTCTAGCAGTCTGAACCGCATCGTTTTCTGACACAGCAGTTACATGTCCTTCAGGTATGTAACCATCGGATAAAATCAAATAGTTTCGATACATCATTATCACCAACCCCTTCCATAACTTTCCATTTCATAATTTCTGTAAGTCAAATCTTGATTGGACTGTCAAATGAATTTCCAATTGTCAAACTAGGAAAATCAACAGTATCATATAACTCATGAAGTTTTGTACGAGTGTTTTCCATGGATACAATTCCGATAGTTGACAATTGTTCTGCCAACCATTCAAAATAACTAACAAAAACAGAATCAAATTTATCGATAACTGATTCGGTATCATAAATGTTACTGTAAGATTCTTCTTCGCAACAAGTCTGAATAAGAACTTCCATGTACTTCTGATCAGTAATAACATCTTCTCGTTTTTCAATTGTCCAAGAAACAATCTGTTCTTTTGTCGGAAATTTATTCGTTCCTTTAAGTTTCGGAGAACGTGAAAAGAAAGAATATACTTCATGTTCCCAGTGATATGTATATGTACTTGTAGGAAACAGTAAAAGGTACAGCATATGTTCAATGCACACATCAAGTTGTGATGATAGCTGCATTTCCAGATCTTTTTTATTTTCAGAAAAACATCTAATATATCTTTTCATAAAGGACACCCTCTTAGTTCTTCTGCTCTAGTAAATACCCAACTAGCATACTCTTGTGTTGCAGGTGAACCAGCAGCTTGTGGACCACCATTGTATGCCATGACTGCCCACCACATTCCATTTCCAGTATTGATATGATCCTTCAGAATTTCTACACCAATTACAATGTTGTTCTGAGCATAAAGCATATCTTCATTTGTATATCCGTGTGCATGGAGTTTGTCCTGCACCCATCTTACCTGAACCTGCATGATACCATAGGCTCGTCCGTTATCACCATAAATGTTAGCGATACAACAAGATTCCCTCTCACAGATCGCCATTACAATGAACGGATCTACTCCCTGATCTTTACAATAGGCATATACCCATGCCTGAAGATCCGGTGACATCATAGAATCAACAGGCTGATAAATGTAGGGTGGATTTGTTTCGGATTCAGAAGTTTCAATAATATTTGATTCAGAAGTAAAAATTTCAGTTTCGGTTTCTGTATATGATTCAGATTCTGACTCGAATTCAGTTTCAGATTCGGATTCTGATTCGGATTCTGACTCAGACTCAGATTCTGATTCAGATTCATATGAAAGCTGTTCACTTGATTCAATCATAAATTTACTTGCGGAAATCTTAGATAATTCAGCAGATTCAAGTAATTGATCCAGATACATCTTATTTTCTTGTGCTACAGACTCATGCCTTGCAATGGCTTCATCCAATGTACAAGGTTCATCTTTTAACCCTGTTTCCGGCATTTCAGGAATACTATTAAAAGTAGAATAACCGATCAAACTGATTGTAATTAAAGTAATACTGCCTACAACGGCAGCTAGTAGCCTTGCATAACAACTTAATTTCTTCATAGTTACCTCCGAAATTTTATTTGGTACTATATAATAGTATATACGGAAATTTCAATTTTGTCAATACTAAAATAAGAACTTCCAAATTTATTTCTTAAACTTGGAAGTCCGACCAGCAACATAGTCTTTAAATAATCTTTCCTGAGCAACTTTATCTGAGTATTTTTTGTGTAGTTGATCCATCTGTGATTTATATTCGATGTATTTTGGACAATCACTATGACAACCTTCGTGACGATCAGAACAATTATGACATGGGGTATCTATCTTTGCCATATTGGTACCTCACTTTGATATAAATAGCAAATCTGATTGCGTGGCAGTTCCTAGTTTCAACTGCCAAGCCACCAATTCTCGTTAGGAACAAGAACCTGAGTTTCTGTACGGTTCCTATAGGACTTTGTATGAGGTTGCTACTCAATGATTCGTTTCGAGTTTTTTACTAGGTCAAAACGCTTCCACAATATTTTGTGCATACCTGTAAGCACCTAAAATAGAAGTTGTCGGACTCGAACCGCTACCCCGCATCCCAAATGCGATGTGTTACCATTACACCACAACCTCTAGGAAAAACCGGTAATCGCATTACGAAAACCGGAGATCCCTTCTAAACATGTTAGATGGGTTAAAACAGTAGGCAGGGATTTGCACCCTGCATGAGCCGCATACTGCTCGCATTGTCGGGAATCGAACCCGTAGCGACTTACCATATGTTTTTAACCATGTCGCTCTGACAGACTTTGCGTGTCTACATATTCCACCACTACTGTATTTCAAGACCTTTTAATTAAAGCATCTGCAAGCAGACACCATTGAAAAGCCTTGCAACGGGGACAAAGGGATTCGAACCCTTGTGCCGTTTCCGACAAACGGTGTTCAAGACCGTCGCGTTACAACCTCTTCGCTATATCCCCTTAAAGTACCAAGTACAGAAAAAAATTGAGTGAGGGCTTGTAGTAACAAATTTGTAACAAGGAGTGCATAAAACATATTTTCGCACTTTCTGTACTTGGTACACTGGACTGGTGTGATTCGAACACACGCATACGGGTGCCAAAAACCCGGGTCTTAACCGCTTGACGACAGTCCATTAGTTGCTGTGGCAGATCATATGATCCACCACAGGGTTTGACCTTACGTGGTCCGCACCATCTTGTTAAGCGTGTAAGGTTCTGTTCTTATCTATCAAACCAAAGTTTTCTATAATGTGCAGCACACACCATAGGTGTAGCACCGGATGCACAATTTGTAAACTCAGTCGCAGAATTGATATAAAATTCTGCATCCACAGTAGAGTTAGCGAAAGTAAATGCACGATCTTTATACTGAGACCAGGCTTGATTGATTTCCCCTTCCACATTGAAAGTGTGAAAGGTATCCCAGACTTCATAATTATTGAAATCACCGGTTCCATAAAGATAGCCTACATTTTCTTTTCCATTCCATACAACAACTGCTTGCTGTTCAAAGTCAGATGCAAGATCAATCATATCTTGTGTAAATGTTTCAAATGTAAGACTTTTTGGACAGATCACATAGTATGTTTCTTCTCGATCAGCTTCTCCACCGCTGTTGTAACCACTTTCATTCCAATATCCTACAATTCTACTGTAACCATATCCAAGTTTCTGCAAAGCTCTTCCAAGTTCCTTATTAGAAGCCTGATTTGCTTTGTGAGATCTTTGAGACTTAGTATATGGTCTACTTTCATCATCGGATGTGATAAATGCAGTAATAGTAGCCACATAACCATTTCTTGCATGTTGTTCAATTCTACTTATAGTAGTAGCATAAATTTTTTGTAATTCCATTGTACCACCTCAATCCCCGTTCACGAAGAAAATACGATTCTTCTCAGAATAAGTTTTTACCAAAACTGTTTCCTGGTTAAACGCACGACATAATTCTTCTGCAATCTCTATCAATGTGTCATCGGACACACCAATGATCTCTACCGACATGCTATCTTCGGAATAAACTTTCCCATTCTTTCCGGTATATCTACCCTTTAGAAATTTACCTATGGTCCATCCAACAAGATCATGTTTCTGTGCGATTTTATCAATATCAGAAGGACCTACTACTTTATTCTTAACGGATGAAAATTTCTGTTTTATCCAGTTGATTAGTTTATTTTTGGATAACTGAATGGCATTCACTTCCTGAGAGAATACAATAATACCACCTTTTTCATCATCTGGAACTTCCCAATCAATACCACTTTCAATATTCGTAGCAAAAACCGGTCTGTTTTCAACTCTGATTGCTGCATATAGGTATGCATTACCGGAATAAGCATTGCACCGTTCAATGTTAATGTTTGATTTTATATATCTTTTCATAATAATCAACCTCACTTCCTACTATAAGATAAGGTTTTTCACATCTTCTTCACTTAAATATTTTGAACCATGATATAAATAATCTTCTGCTCTACGGTCAATTGATTCGAGTTCATATCTGTCCCATGATTTCATAGCATAGACATCTGTTCCAGGAGGATATTTTCCAATGATTTTCTGCCTATCAATTTCAGCCTTTTCGACAATCTTCTTATATTTCTTTAATTCCGTAGCACGTCTCTTTTCAATGTAAGCAAGCATATGGTCTATGCGGTCTTCCTTTTTCTTTCGGCTGTTTACAATGAAATTTCTGTAATCATTGTAATCAGAAAAAGTGACAAACTGACCACTTTCTACATCAAGACATCTATGATTCACAGTCAACTCATATTCATTTGCTGTGACAAACAGATAGTATTCTAATCCGGTATTTTCAATGTCTGAGTTCAGTGCATCCAAGGCTTCCCGGAGTTCTACCAATGAATCTACCGAAAGTCCACTATCTAAAGCATCAAGTAGAATCACCCGAACATCCTTATTCAGATTTTCAGCCAAATCAACACCTAATCCATGTTTTGCAAATCGGTATCCGAAATCTTCTTCAAATCCGTTCTGAACAAATTCTTTCAGTCCATTTAAAAATCGGCTCGCATTTATCTTCACACATTCACCTTCGGAAGATGAAAGAAGTAATGAACCCTCTGAGAAATTACCGAAGTAGAGTGCAGTTGAAAGTGAATGATGCCCACCGTCATGAAGATTATCATACCCTATGCAGGGAAAATTATTACTTCCACAAAACTCTTTGATATTGTGGAGAAGTGTAGACTTTCCTGCTCCATTACAACCTACCAAAATTGTCAGTCCAGTAGGAAAATCAATTTCACGTTTCTTAGTGATATTCACACCGCAGTCATATGGATCTCTCCAAATTTTAACTTTCATTCGCTTTCCTCCACTAAGGAAATTCCCCAGCAATTGCACCCATATTTAAAAGCAGTCTCAATGATTTCTGAATCAGGCATAGTGTCCACTGCTTTATACAACGATGGAACTGCAACTTTTATAGCTATTTTTGCCATTTCAAGATCAATTTTCACAGAAATAATTTTCTCAGTTGACATAAACAACCTCACCATTCAAAACTTTCCGTTCAAATGTTTCAGAACTTAAAACAATCTTATCCTGATTTAGAATATCGGAAAGAGTTGCATTTACAAAATAAGTCTTACACTCAGTTCCAAACTCTTTGATAATGTTGTATCTTGTAGAATCCCCACCATTATCATATTTCAAAATACAATCATCAATAATAACCTTATTCCAGTCAAATCCATTATCACTTGTAATCCGGAACTCTACAACATTTCCAAATCTTGAAACCTTTACATAATTGTTCCGTAAAAATTCATACCAAGTTGCATTTAACTTGTTAAAATCATTTTCTACACCATTAGATACCAAACTTCCTACAGTTCCACGCAATTTCATTACAATCGGTTTTGCAGTAGGTGCATATCTGAGTTCTGCATAAGCATTGAATTTGGTAGAATCAATAATTCCGATCTGATCATCATCCGATTTTCCTTCAACAGTAGTCAAATATTCATAGTAGCAATAACGGACAATGGTTTCGTAGTTATAATCATCAATAAACTCATAATCATAAAGAAATTGTCCATCTGTGCAGCACAAATGATAAATATTCCGGGACATATAAGTAGTTGATGGAACATGATACAGAACATCGATCAACGTACCATTTTTCTTTAACAACATTGATCCATGCTTTAAAGTTGTAGCTGCTTTAATATATCTCTTCATAATAATCACCTCAACAATCAGAAAAAATATAGTCCGGACAAGTTATATAAGTTTTCACATATTTCTGAAATTCCAAACTCTTATCTTGATAAGTATTTGAAAGATTATGTAATTTCTGCATATTTTCATATCCGTGAGGAAAATCATCACGGAAGTAACGGCCATCACTGCTAGAATCGGCTAAAAATTCATCACAATCTTTTGCAAGAATTTCAAAGTCACCACCAAGTTCCATACATAATGTTTTCGCAAATTTAACTCTTGAAGACACATTATCTGCAAAATTTAATCGGACATCATGTAAGAGTAATTCAATCAAAAGTATTTTTTCATTTCTTGTCATTTGAATTCGCCTCCCACAAGTATTCTGCTTTCAACTTACATGCAAGTAATGTTTTTTTTCATGATAAGTGCCTTTGTAGACATCTGAATCAGATGTATCCACAAGTTTCCAATGTGCTCCATAGATTCTATCATAAGACTGTATGATATAAAATCTTGAATCTGTACTTATGTACTCACCAGGATTTAACCGTTTCCAAGTTAGCATTTCACACCTCATTTTTTCAAAACAACCATCTGACCGGATTGCATAGGAATTGTTCGGATTCTTCGGCATATAGTCAGATGGTTGATGGCTGCGGTCAACTTGCACACTCATTGTTCAGAAAAACCAAATCAACCCTCGTCATAGATTGACCACAAGTGGAACATGTAGGACTCGAACCTACAACCGCTCGGTTATGAGCCGAGAACTCTAACCAGTTGAGTTAATGTTCCTTAAAAGAATGGGTGTCAGAATCCTTTCCGGTGTCTCCCATAGGAGCATAGCACTATCCGGTCCACGCATCGTCAAGTTTTCTGAAACTGGTATCACTTACGTTTTAACCCACCCATCCTATCAAATTCAATTTTGTGCAATGGCAGTTTCGACAGCCCCATGCTAACTGGATTGTCCATTCACGGCTGAACAATCTTTGCCGACCCGATTTGCCCTCGGAGTACAAGCATGATTCAATGGTTAGGATTTGCACCTAACATATCCAACGTCTCGGTGTACTGTTTCGATACAAAAAGTATCCGTACTAACCCTAGAGGCTACCTATTTCTCCACATTGAATCACATGCACCTAAACGGATTCGAACCGTTATGGGAGTAATCCCAATGGAACTTAAATCCATCGTGTCTACCAATTTCACCATAGGTGCTAATTAGCGGCTGTGCCAGGAGTTGAACCTGACCAAACGGTAAACATCCGACGTGCTGTTAACTCAAATCGACTTCCGCTACACCACACAGCCCTTAGTTTAATTTTGAGGGAGACTCACCCAACCAATATCTCCCATGGAGTTGCTCCCCATGAACATTCCACCAATACGCAACTCTGTCCACCAAAATGCTAGGAGATATAACTAATGTCCATAATGCAAAACTACCAAATTATCCCAATCATTAGGATTGAATGCCATAAGCAATCCGAGGATCGGTTTGAATCTTCTGTAGTAACTATTCGCTCCAATTTCATATGCAAGAATTGCGATCATTTCATTTAACGGAATTTCTTTTAACTTATCACCATAACAATCTTCTGTAATCCGAGTATTTCCATCATCTGCATAAATATAGCAGTCAGTATCAGGAAATGCTCTGACCTTACTTACAAAATCTTCACCAGCTTTTGATAAGTCATAGACTGTGATAACACTTGCCCACACTAATCTGAGGTCTTCGTTTTTCATGTCCTTGTGCTTATCTACTACATAAAGTCTGCTTTCATAACCCATATCAACACCCCGTATCAATCATTCTGTACTACAGTAATCTTGAACATGGTGTTCACCTTTGTTTCAGCATACTGATCATACAGACCATCTGCCTTCAACCGCTTGGTATCAAGCTGCTTCTTTTCATAAACATCCCAAAAGATCCGATACATTCCGGTGTCGATCATAGACACCTTACGGTCATCGAGTTCATTCTGGATTTCCTTCTTGGAGGCATCCACAAGTGCCTTGAGTTCCTTGATTTGTGCTTCTACCAACTCAATGTTGATAATCTTTGTGTTGATCATTTCGTTTGTCATAACTTTTTTCCCCTTAGATTTTGGTATTTAGTCATTTCCTTTGTTTGACTATACCTTGATTATATACGGATTTTTGTCATTTGTCAATACCTATTTTCAAATTTATTCAAAATTTGATTCTTCTTTGATAAAATGATACCGGTCGTCTAGTTCATACAGTTTTTCTTGTAAAACACATAATGCATCTTCATAGGATGTACAATTTTCCTCATCAAACCGGATATGCATAGTACGCAAGATCGGTGGATGATTATCCGCATTATGATTCCACTCACGTTCAACCTGCCGTGCATAGGAAAGTTCATTCCACTTAGAAATATGGAAATGATCCGTAAGTTTCACCTGCACAATCAGATTTACATGAGCTGCAGTTTCATCATCAAAATTGTAAAATCTATAATAATTGGATACAGTTGATTTTGTCTTATGGATCTTGTTATCTGCATAAACTAAACCAAGTGATTCACAATATGCGATGATCTCATCCAGAAATTCCTTGTATTCAGATGATTCTGTATTTCGAATAAGTTTGCTGTATGGATTCTTAGATGCTGCAATTTCGGCATTTTCAGAATATACTTCAAAATAACGATCAATTTCAATCGTAAATGTAACTGTATCCATTTCAACACCTCAAAAAGAAAGAACCGAATGTTTATTGGTGTCTGGTAGGCGAACAAAACTCTCTGAACACCTACCAGACATCTAAAGATATAGTTATGCTCCGATTTTTTCCAACTGCTTGAACATTGTATCCACAAACGGATGTCCGACAATGATTGCATTCCATCTGTTTTCATCGGAGTTTTTTGTTACACGGAGTGGCTTAGAATGATCTGCAAAATCAGTTGCAGCCATCATTGCTCCATAAGCGGTTCCACGGAACTGTTTAATATCGGACATTCCAAGGCAACGGAAAAATTCTTCTTTCAATCCATCAATCCGACCCTTTGTAAGATCAGATGCATCATCCTTTATAGGGTAAATCAAATCTAAGATTCCTTCAATGGTTTCATCCGAAACATTGATATTTGCCAAATTTTCAGCTTCCTGCTTTAATGCGGAAATATAATCATTTGCCATTCCTAAAGTTGCCTGAGCTTCACGAACCTTGGACTGAATATCACCAGTATGTCTGGTGGACCAAGATCTCTTAGCAGTTCTAAGTGCTAAGTTTAAAGTGTTATTACAGACAACACGAACCGGAGTCATACAAACTCTCACCGCACCTGTTCCATCATGGGTGTTTGTGAAACAGATATATGGCTCTAAGTCATCACCCAAGATTTCAGTCTTAGGGAGTTTTCCAAGCAACCAGATCTGCTTTCCATTACGGAGAGAACCTGCGGTTTCATAGGTAAGTTCACCGTCAGAAACAAGACTGTCAGTAAACTCAAATGCTTCTCTATTCTGAATGATGGAATAGCGGTTTGTAACGATACCGAGAACCGTGTTATCAGAATCTCTAACGTTTGCTACATAACCTGGTGTCTTTACACCACCTACATATACTTCCTTAGTAACTACATTCCAATCAAGTCCGGCGGCTACAATGGCTTCCTTAGAAGTTACTGGATTGTCAAGGATAGTTCCAAGACCGTGCCACGGAACTTCCCTTACACTAAACATAGATTCTACACAAGCGGGCATAATAAGTACCTCCTATTGGATATTTGATATTTTGTACTTTCGGAAACTCTGTGTTTCCTTAACTGTCTTTGATTATATACGGATTTCAAAGATTTGTCAATAGGTTTTTGCAATTTTTGTAAAAATATTTTGCACCTGTATAAAACAAATCGCTAGTGGACTTTAAAACCACTAGCGATCTGCCACTTAGGAAGGACAATAAAACAAAATAATGAAATTTTCAATTACATTATTCTCCGAAAATTCCAGGGAATAACTTTTCAATAGCTACAGAATCTTTACTTGTATAATCACCGATCGTCTTACCAGAACAATCATAAACATTACCAGCATAATATCCACCATTCGAATAAAACCTACAATCAGCACTGCACACATCATCAAATGTGTTGTTATACCAGAAATCGAATTTTACTCCATCAACAACCTCTACGGAAGATTTAATTGATCTTTTACGAAGTTTCGTACTTGCGGCAACCTTCGTATCATCATCAAGACAATCCACAATCAACTTTACATCGTCAAGTCTATCTGCATCACCGTAAAACTCACGATCTTTCCAAATGGAATACTTCCCACTCCCCTTACGAATATCATATCCCTTATATTCCTCAACTACTTTTGGGAGATCATTGAGATCATAAAGATTGATATTAGATTCAATTGAACTATTTCTAATCAGTCGTTTCATTTCTTCTTACCTTTCTCTTGTGAAATTTTTATAGCAATTCCTTGCTTTGTTGCTTTTTCTTTCGCTCCACTTCCATAGTAAACCTTTCCGGTTTTACCCCATTGGTATCCACCGGATTTTGTTTTATGTACCGGCATTAAAATCACCCCACTGAAAATGGATGAACTTGATCACCAAATTCATTTTCATAGAAATACTTACACCCATTTTCAAATGCTTTATCACATTCCTCGATCAGATACTCAAGTTTATATGGACATTTGTACTGACTGTATAATTTTGTAAGATATTCAGGTGTACCTTCCATTACAACTTCAATTGCATCTGCTTTCGTCTTGCACATGATACAAGTATCACCAGGATGTTTCTTACCGATCTGAAACCAAAACTTAATAGCTTCATATGGGTCATCGGTCCATTTTGTATCGGAATAACCGCCATGAACTCTGTATTTCTTTCCATTAAACGGATCATAGGAATCCCATGCATCATCAACATCTGTTGAAAATTTAATGTATCTTTTCATACAAATTCCTCATTCTACAATATTTTTGGAACTCTACATATATTTAAGGTTTATATGAAAACCGCTGCCAACTGAAATTCATCAATTGACAGCGGAGTTATCTACAAATTGATGATTAGATCATCAAATGCTAATGGAATTCAAATCTACAGATGCAGGAAGTGCGATCAGATCAATGGAAATTCGGTTTATCACTCCCGTGATACCCAAATACACGGTTCCGATTACACTATTTGCATTTACGCTATCAAGTCCGTTAATATCAGCTCTCATGACAACTCTGTAATCTGTAATCGCACCTACATTCCGCATAGTATCCAGAATCGGAGTTACACCAGCATAGAACTTACTGTATGCCTGTTCATTGTTGTACTGGAATGTAATAGAAATTCCTACTCTGTAGCAAACATCCTTGATGGCATCAACAAGAAGTCTTGTAGACAGATTTTCAAGAGCGTTATAGGTTGCAGGTGGAATACTCCATGCGGTGTAATTACCCCAAAGGTTAGTTCCGAGATCCGGAATATTTGTAATTGCATTTACATTTACACCTTCACCGGACTGCCATTCATCAAGATACTTCTTAGGAACAATGTAATCAAGTTTTCCGATTGAAACATTATGCTTTCTATTAGTAGGAAGTGCCCAAGAATACTGAATACTCTGGTTTGCAATCTGTGATCTTTCAATCATCAACTTCAGGAAAGAAGGTGATGCAAGACTTGATCTACCAGTTCCGGTATAAGTAAATCTTCCCCAAGGTGCGAAGTATGCACTATGAGTTGCAAACATAGGAAGCTTCATCATATACTGTGACAATCTCTCAAAGTAAGGTTTTGCACCACTACGCTTCAGGCAATGAGGTACATCAATCAAACCGATTGCACATCTACTGTAATAGGAAACATACATAATTGCCTGATGAATCGGAGAAAGACTTATAGTGCTTGCATTCACAGGTTTATTATCAATTTCATCACGATCACCAAACCATGTGAAATCTTGATCATCCCAAGGGCTTATAATTCTATCAGGATTATAAGTAAGTTTATCTGTAAGAAGATAATAAATACCATCTGTCCATACTTGATCAGCAGTACCTGTTGCAGTGGTGAACAACCATTCACGATAATAGAATCCGTCAGCATCTACCTTATCAACACCTTCAGATTTCATCATATTAAGACCCTTTACATAGAGGTTTACATAGAGGGTTTCAGATCCAAATCTTGAAGTTGCTAAACTGATTGCTGCATTCATAGAATCTTCAGCAGTTTCGGTAAATGCATGATCATCTCCACCGGTAAGTGTTGTAGTTACAGAATAGGTATCACTTGCATCATCGAATGATCCGAAAAGTTCAAGATCTACAAACTTTGAAACTACTTCATCAATGTACAGAACAGTGTCAGTAGTATCAGCTTCATCCATTGTAAATACCAAATTCTCAACGGCTGTCTGAGCACCTACAGAATCAACAATGTATGTGATTAAATTCCAATATTTGTAAGTTCCATATACTACTCTGGAAAGTGTTACACGAATGGAATTTCCGAAAGTTCCAGGATACTTTGCTTTCAAAACTACACGATTATCAACATCTTCAGGTGATACTTCTTCTACAACTGCGGTCCAAGCACTGGGATCAAACTCCTTAGTCCACTGAGAACTCCACTCATTAGGATTCCAAGGTCTTCCAGCTTCCCAATTACTTGCATCCCATTCACCAGCGGTTTCAACAGCAACTACACAATGATAAATGTTACTTCCATATACTACAAGATCACCAACAGCATATGTAGATGCATTGCTAAAATCCGATGGTGTTTGCATATCTGAAATGCATACATAATAATCCCCATTATAAACAGTGGCATCACCGGCAGAATAAAGTGTCTGAGCACTAAACTCAGATGCTGTAGGAGTATCGGAAATAGCCTTATAAATAAGACCATTGTAACTTACATAAGACCCAGTTAAGTATCTTACACTTGAAGAAAACTCAGTAATGGATACATTTGCAGGAATAGCTTCAACTGCCTGCACAAGTTTACCGTTATAATAAAAATCTTCACCTGCATCATATGCCTTTGTATTTACATATTCTTTTGCACAAAAGATATTACCTTCTGCCTTGGTTCCGGGGCAAAGTCTGCATACCAGGACATCATAACCAGCAGTAAGTAAAGTAATAGCTGTCTGATAAGAATAATCACCATAAAGTCTGTAGTTTGTAGCAGGCCCACGGTAAGTAGAAACAAATGCTTCAAGACCGGCTTGATTTGCAGGGAACTTTTCCCATGTTGTTTCCTCTAAAATTTCATCATTTGTCTTACCGATTGAGTTTGGATCAAAATAACCTGGTCCCCAAGCTGCGGTAATCGGTAATGCTACTGTGGCATAAGAACTAGATCCAATGTTATAAGAATAATTGGAACTAATTTCGTTAATTACGATCTGTGCCATGTCAATCCTCCTTATTAATTGCTTTCTTTTTATATTTTCTTGTAGGTTTCGGCTTTTCTTCTGTACTAACAGGAATTGTAATATCAGATTTCTTACTTACATCAATAACTGTCTTTATTGTGTCTTTTGGTTCTTCTACACGAATAAATTTCAGATTATCAATATAACCTGGAACTGATTTTACATCACCCGGAAGAAAAGTTACGCCATAGAAGGTTTTTACGGCATTTGATAAGTTTTTGTAAGTAGGCATAAGTTTTTGCCCCTTTCTTTTCTTAACCTTTTCTATATCATAAAAGGTTTAGTTAAATGTAACGGTTATATCTGATTCAATTACCAATGAAACCAAACCATTTGTACCAGATGCTTTTGGAACACCGGTATATTTAGATGAATCAATCCTTATCAGTATATTTGTCCCTACACAACGATCACGTAGTATTGCAAATCCCGCCCCACTCCATTCGTTTACAAAATCATATCCATTGGATTGATAAGAATTTGGGAAATAATATCCATTATAGAATCTTGTGTTTCCACAACACCGATTGAACGTAATAGTTGTAACCGCAGGATCAATCATCTTTGGGATTGGTATATTAAAATAAATGTATGTACCATTGTTGGTATAATATCCACTTGCAGTGGTTCCACCTTTGATAGTACCTGTTGAACCTACTGTGTAAATAAAGTTACTTAACGCATTTTTTACAACTGCTTCATTTACAATGTTCGCTATTTTACGTCTGTAATAATTATTATTTGATGAACCACCACCTACATACTGTGAAACTAAGTAATCATCTTTGTCTGCATTGGAAGTTCCTACATCAAGACCTGTAATCAAATCACTTAAACTAACAGTTTGAGCTGAACCACTAGAAGGTGTTAATTTTACACTTGACCCATCACGACTCAGACCATATGTGGTATTATTATCTGGTACTGTTATTGTATTTTTTAAATTAGCCGTACCGCCTGCACTCGATGCACCATATTCATAGAAATAGATAATATGACCATCGGTTGTATCTTGTGTTAGATCATATGTATGCAAACTCGTTGTCCGATTCCAATACGTATCTTGAAATCTGTTTCCGTCACTGTCATTAACCGCACGATCCGTATTATATGAAACTGCACCATTTGCTAAAATAGGAGCACTTTTCCACTTGTTTGCATTTGCAACAGTCGGATTCGGCATATATACATGATTGAACAAATCCAATTCGACTTGATACTTACTATATGGTGTTCCGACATATACAAAACGAATCCTCGATATGTTTGCTTCTAGTGTTGAATTATTATGGATTGCGGTAAGGGTAGCACCAATATCTTGCGTATATACAGGATACCCAGAATTAACTGAATTTGCAATCTGTCCATATTTTGTTTCAAAGTCACTTGTAGCATAAAATATTAGATACAACGGTGCGTCAATCGTCAATGACGATGTTGTAATATTCAAAGTGTATCTTAAATCTATGCCACTAACCGCATATGTCCGTCCGTTGTTTCCTGCGTAAGTTCCTGATTTATTATCCCCCTCCCAGTTAAAGAAATATAACTTTGTAAAATCGAAAACCTGAGTTCCGTATGTCTTTGTACCTGTTCCGCTATTAGTAGTAAATGAGCTGTATGAATCCAAGTTTACAGTTACCGCTGCCGTGGTAGCAGATGCGGAACCTCTCAATTTTGCATATAATGAGTACGCCTTCAATCCATTTCCACCGACATATGTTTTTGTACTTTTTGGTCTATAAGTTGATACATCAATTGAATCCGTATCACGACCCTGTTGTAATTCAAACCGATCATTTGTAGCATCATAAACAAAAAGATAAGTCTGATTCTTCGCCCAGTGTGCAGTACAATACGAGTTACTTTGGGACAACCAAATTCTCTTTGCCCCGAGATCATTAACATTCAATGTACAGTTGGTAGCACTTGTTACCTTAGTATTTTTAATGATAAAGGCAAGTCCGTCATATAAACTTGTAATTGTATTAGATGCGGATACAACAAATGCGGTTGACGTAGAAGAATCATTGTTCATTGTTCCACGAACAATCGTAGGAATCATAATACTGGATACAGAAGAACCTCCACCACTACTCGTTTCTGTGAATGTAAGTGTATTCAAATAAGTCGGATGTTGTCCTAGATCATAAGTTGTATCGGTAAACACAGCATTTTGAGGAACATCAGATTCAACAGTATGACCGTTTACTGTGATAGCATCATTAGATATTTCAATGAGCATGGTTCCATCATAACGATACCATTTGTTTTGTTCGTATAATGTTGCTCTACAATAGGAAGTAGAACTGTCATATACTCCACCGACTAATACATATACTTTGCTTGTATCTGTCGGTGTCTGGGTCCACCAGACGGTATCCAGATAAAACAATCCGTCACTGGCAATAGTACCTACTAAATATAACGGTTTATAAGTAGTCAAAGAGCCTGCTGTTAGTGTTGTATTGAAAGAATATCTCGTATCAAATGTTGAAATAGAACTGTAAACAACACAATTTCCATTTATATTTGTATTTGCATTATAAGTTGAATTTGTATAGAAGATTGTTCCGCAAACTTTGAAACCGTTCGTATTCGCTATCTTCGTAGTTGCGGTTGTTCTGGTGTTAGCGGTTACAGTTCCATCAGCACCCGTACAGATATTTTGGAATGTACCATATTGGTCTTCCATAAACAGACCATATGCCCAAATACCTTTGGAACCAGTTTTCCCTGCAAAATATGTAATTCGATTATGTGTTGTGGTATCTGAATTGTAATTAAAAGATGTCCAACGATCATCCGTTGTTGAAGTACCGCTTACGCTAATACTCCCTGCTGACCAAAATGTTAGAAAGATAGTAGATCCTGCCCCATAGTGGGTGGTTGCCCTCGAATTATTCATTGCATATACTGCGATCGGTGCAGTTGTTTCTCCATTGGCGAGTGTCAAAGTCAAGGTTGCTGATGAACTGTTCCCTGCATATGGAAGGAAATAGGCAATCGCAATACCATCATACAATTCATCTACATCAATCTCACCTGTCCATACATTTGTAGATTTCGTCTGTGTACCGATTACCGGATGAACTCTATATTTATCTTTTAAGTCATAAGAACTACCACTTGGAAGTGTGATCTTTGAAATATCTGCCATGCCATTCTCCAATAAATACAAATTGTGATCGACAAAAGAAACTATATTCAGTTCTTTCGGATCGGTCACAATTTGGGTAAGTATTATTTATCAAATAATCAATTTTATGATGTCGGATTAACAGTATGTGTTTCAGAAGTTCCGGTGAATTTCTGAGCGGCGGCGGTTCCTGTACCAACATTTGTAACTGCGGTTACCTTGTCGTTTGTTCCAACTGTAATAGTCTGTGCTGCTGCGGTAGCTGCACCGAGAGCTGTAATTGCAGATACCTTAGCATCTGAGAATGTAACGGAGTTTGTACCGCTTGTTCCGACTGCACTGATATATGCAACTGCACCGGAAGATGTTGTAGCCGCACTTGTAAGTGAAACCGTAGGCTGTGTAGCAACTTCTACATCCTGTGCAAATGTTGCGAAAGTAGGATTTTCGTATCCTGTAACGGCATCTGTAGTAGTTGCTGTTCCGAGTCCTGTCAAAACGGTAGATCCTGAACCACTGGAAGTTACTGAACCTGTGGCGGCTGTGATTGCCGTTCCAAGAGTAGGTGGTGTGGTAGGAGTATTTGCAGTCCATGAAAAAATTAAATTCTCATTTGTTACAGTAGCATCCCAAGCTGCGGCGGTCCCTCTTGTTCCTGCATTAGTAACATTCGGAACAGAAGTTGTTACCAATTTTCCGGTTGTTCCAGGATATGACTTCACAACCTTTTGAGTGGTAGGTGTTCCAAGTCCTGTAATAGCATTTGCGGATTCTGATACCCCTATTACAACATTACCAACAGTTGCCGAGATATACTTTGTGGTGGAAGAAGTTTTTGGAACAGTTGCAGTTACCGTAGCAGCAAGTGCATCTGCCTTTGTGTGAGTACCAAATGTTACCGCAGAAGTTGAGTTTGTAAATGTAGTTGCTTCACCAAGTACAACATCCGTAGTCCGTCCGGTGAATGATACAGAAGAAGCAGCATTAGTACCCTTTGGTTGTATGGTAACTGTACCTGTATCTACAAAAGCAAATTCACCAAGTTCATCAATTACCGTAGAACCGAATTCTGCCCAGGATGCAGGCGTTGTAGAGGTTGTAAAAATAAACTCTTTTATATCATATATTGCAATATCACCATTTTTAGCAGTGATTGATTCACTTCCAATTGTGATCGGGTTTGTCGTAGCACCATCAGTCAATTCAGTAGTGGTGACTCCTAAGAAGTGTGTTGCATTCGATAATTCTGCAATCAACTCACGAGCTTCTTTATCTTTCAGGTAGTATGTACTTCCGGAAGGTAGTGTCACTCGGTCAATTGTCGGTGTATATTTATCAGGCATGGTAGCACCCTCCAATTTCTGTAATTTAATATATACAAGGTTTTACTTCGTTGTAAAGATCAAATTATTATCTACAATTTTTGACGGATCTTCAATATAACAACGAACTTTGTTATTCCAAAAATTACGTTCTATATCTGTGATATGTCTAACGGTATCTCTTAAATGTTCATCATGCAAGGAATCAATGAACGGCATATCAATTAAATAGGATGTTCCATCACCTGCTTTAATTCCTGCAACTACTCTACCTTCCCTATCAATATCTTTATCCCTGTAAACATACAGATAACCTTCTTGTGCAATCAATTTGGACTGTTTATTCCAATGTGCGGTTGATCCATATAAAACCTTACAATCTCCAGGTGTTGGAGTAGGAGGTGTAGGTTGTGGATAACTCCATGGTCTTCTTACAATTAACGGATAAAATAGTCCATCAAACTCCGGAAATTCAATGGGAATTAAAGTTTTTTTTTCAACGATAAAATCATCGCCAAGTTCCGTAACAGCTCTCTGCAACTTTTGTTCTGTATAAGATACTAAAACTGCACCATCACAAATAAGTGGAATTTCTGCTTGATACAACTTTCCATTCTTGTTATAAGCATTTGTTGTGGAGCTATAATTTATATCAGTACCAGGTTCGATCCGTATTCCAAATCTCGATTTTCTAGGAACTTCATAAGGGAGAACAACATCCAAGAAATACATAGAAGTATATTTGAATAATAGTTCTCTTATGATTTCATCCATGTCTGCCATTCTGGTTGTAAGAACAGTAAGTGTATATCCTAAATTGATTGGAATTGCACGTTCCTTAAAAAAATTATTTGTTTCATTATCAAATCCGGCGGCTACACCACCATGAACTCTTGTAAAATTAATTCGTTCACCGGAAATCTGAATATTCTGATTTCTGAAAATTGCTACAATCGGAAATGTAATATCGTCATTCTGTATCTGTGCAGCTAAATCAATTGCACTTTCTGGATCAACTACTTTTACAACTGGATTTGGAACACGTTCTGGGTTAAAGGAGTCTAATAAATCTTCAGTTAATGCATTATCATAAATGTAAATCATTGATTCCCAACACCCCCATTCTCCACGGTCTTTATAGGTTCACCTCTATAATCAGTGTTTGGTTTAATGAAGTAGTTAGACCGATTGAATTTCTTAGAAATTTCATGATCGGTTTGTCCAACAGTCTGTTTTTCATATACAGGAACAACTTGACAAACAAGGTGATCAGGTGCTTGCAGATCATAGGTTATTTCTGTTACCTTAAACACTCGGTCTGGTAATTCACTGTACTGACCGCTGATTGTAAATACACTGTCCCTTTGCAAATTTGGTAAATTGAAACTGCAATGAATCAAAAATGGTAAATTTTCATCATTTTCAACTACCCAACCATACCGCTTAAATGTTTTTACCTTTGGCGATCCATCAAAAAACACAAAGGTATCGATGTACTCAGAATAACTATCTACTACAGTTTCGCCTTGATGATTCGATGTAGCAAGATTCGGAAACTGATATTTTACAGGAATTCCCTGTTGTCTCAAGGATTCATCATACATCGATCTAAGTATTTTAATGTCTTTACCAATGATATTTACAGTCATTCACCATGAACCTACTTTCATATAATAATATTAAATTATATTAAGTTCCTGCACTTTAATTTATGTAAAAGTGCCTTTTATACCTATGATATAATTAAAACTTAGCATTATCAATTTTACAACTCATAACACCACATTAAAATCAACATAGGTAGAATGAATCTGTACTTATATCAACTTGGCTACTTCTACTAATGTTGAATAAGTACATAAGGTTCTTTTCTGACAATTCGGAACTTTTGCCGAAATATCAGACCACTTCGTTACCGAAATGGATTTTTGTATTTCTCGTAGAAAATATCTAGCACCTATGTTATATGATGCGGACAAATCACAATTGTAAATCTTACCATTTTGGAATTTACAAAGTTCACAGGTTTCAAATCCAGCATCCCTTCCACGGACAACTATACCACTACCATCAAATGCAAGTTTTGAAGTTTTCCAAGCACAAATTCTTGATACTCGGATTCCATGTCTATGTGCTTTTTGTTCTACTATCTTTTGTATAGTATTCTTTTTCCACATAGAAAGTCTCTGCTTATTCTTACCATGTTTTCTTCCAAAAGAATCTAAATGTTCAAATACAATGACATCTACATTTTGAGATATAGCACAATCCGTAATAGCATTTGCAATTTTTCTAGCAAGTTCATCATTTAGCGATTTTACGTATCTCCAAAGTTTCTTTGTATTTGTTCCTTTAGAACCGTATTTATGCTGTATTCCTTTAATCTTATTCAGACAATGATAGATTTGGTCTTTGTCACAATGGAAGTTAATAAATTTTCTCGCATGGATAGTTCCATCACTTTTCATTACTGAACAAGTAGCATCTGTGTTGACACCTAAATCAACAGACAATACAGTTTGATCAGAAATAGGTTTGGTTTTAAGTTCATGATCTTCTTTGACAACAAACCTAATGGACCACTTATTATATCTCTTTTCAAGTATCGGATTGGATATAATATTAGTATCAAAATTTTTCGTGATATATTTAACATCAGTTGGCTTCAATCTAATATCCACAAACTTCCAATCATTATCAATAAATAATTTTAGTCTAATCTTGTTTGAGGATAATTCAGAAGTATTACCCATTTTTGGTTTATAGAAAGTAGGAAACTTTCTATGATTTATCTGAAGACTTGGAGCACTTCCACCTTTACCAGAATCAATCCAATTTTTAAGGTTGCTGTGGTATGAACTAACAACACCTATAGATTGTGATACTATATCACGGAGAAGATATATTGGGAGTTTGTGAAACATAGTATCAAACTCAATATATTTTGCTTTATTAGACTTTGTATTATGTACAAGATGTTCAACAAAGGCATTACGATATTTTGCAGTAAGTGGCTCAATATCTACCCACTCATTTTCAACAACATGAATACAGAACTTCAGTGCCTTTTGATAAACATTAACGGTTGGCAGAAATATCTTATTCTGATTTCTTATTTCAATCCCATAACTCAGTGTCGTTTTCATCTTTAACGTATCCTTTATACCTTAACAATTCTGTTATCATGTAAACTACATATTCTGGTGGTTTTCTATAATCAATTTCCCATCTTTGTAATGTATTTAACGGAATATTAAATAATTTTGCAAATTTACTTTGTGATAAACCAGTTAAGTTTCTAAGCTCTTTTATAGTCATAATATCAATACCTTCAATTTGATTATATTCCATTGGCAATAAATTGTAAAGTACAAAATTAAAATTATATAAAGCATACGAGACATTGTAACAATATTCAATATAATTTAATTAAATATTAGCATCTCCGTCACCTTCGTCTTCATCTTCTTTTGCATAAACATAGTCATTTATAATGTCTTTTATATTACCAACAAAATCAAGCCAATCCCAGTTGAATTTCTTTGTTTCACTAATTCCATCAAGATTTAATGCACCACCCTTACCAAGTGCATCTAAAAATTCTTTCCGACTGATAGCAATATTCTCATTCAACCACTTAGGAAGTTTATCAGACTGGAACACAACCACATGGGTTTTTACATCTCTACTTCCTATATAATTGTATTCTATGACCGGAAGCACACGGATTTTATCAAATAGCAGTCCGTCCAATGTAATAAGATATTCAATCTGTTCCTCAGTCATGCGATCATTCTTTGCATATTCAATCAAAAATCCAAACTTTGAAAGCTGTAAAAGAATGTCATCAGTGGTAAGTTCATCATCCCCAAGTGGTGTTATGATTTCACCTTCTGCTTGAATTACAGTTGAAAATAAGATTCCATACATATCATGTTCAACTGCAATCCGAATACCAGAAAAATTCTGATCATTATTGATATGACTTATTCTAATATGCAACTTTGTACTATTATTAGATAAGCACTGTACTGCCTGATCCCAATTTGAAATCTCATAACGCAACGGCATCGACATGGTTATCACCACTTTCCAAAAATTCCTGTTGTTTTTGATCCGAAACAAATTGTTGTAACTCTAACTGAAATGCCCGGAGCAAATCAGTATTTGTATCTGGATATTCACTGAAATACCTTGCAACCATATCCAATTTCAGCTTAAAATATAGGATACGTTTATCTGCATCAGATATTTCCGGATGTTTTTCAGAAAAGATAAAATACCTTGTTACTGCACTTGAAAATGCTTTGTGGACAATAGCACTATCTTCTGATAAATCCGCTTTTTCAATTGTTCTAAAATTTGATGAATTATATGCCTTTAATTCTTTCAAAAACAAATTTGTAAGTTCCAAACTGTTCATAGCCATTAGTATCCACCACCTGTTTCTTCACTATTTAAATCAATATTTAATTCCCCCGCAGCAGATCCAATCTGAGGGAATACTTCTGACAGAATTTCTACCAGACCAGCTTTAACTTCATTTGTGTCATCAGTAGCACCAATATTTTTAATCAGATCAACAAATGCTTGAGCCTGACTCAGTGCAGCATCACGCTTATCAAATTGCACTGTACTCTGAACGGTAATAATCGGTTGCATATGAAGTTGGTATTTATCAACAAATCCACTCATACCTCTTTGTGTGAAGTATTTGTTTAATCCATCACGCCAACCTTCCATATATGCATTTTCCAATCTTTGTAATGAATTTGCATACAAAGCGGATCTCTGAGATAATACTGCACCTGCACCACCTAAACCTTCATTAGAGGAATAGTTCATCGCTTCTTTCGGAACGCCTAAAACAGAAAGTTTCTTATTTTGGTAATATTCCAAAAGTTTGTCATCCGCTTCTGTAGATTGTGCCATATTAAGATCGGTTATACTAATTGCGTCATTTCCATTTACCCTTGGAAGGTAAATTAAATTATTAGGACTTTGTGGATTCACAAAGCTCTGTGCATCACCTGTCAAAGTGTTCAAAGACAACTGTTGTTCAATAGCATCTTTTACTTGTTGTAAAGCATCACGAATTTCATTTTCATCAGTACCACATTCAACATTGATAAACTTGATTGTTCTATTTAAGGAAGAAAGAACAACT